AATAGTGTTACTCGAGGACCTAGATGGTGTAAATCAAATCAAGTAAACGCTCAACATCCTACAGGTTTGCCACATCATTCCCTTTGGGGAGCATCTTTCTTTAAGACAGATAGTAATGGCGCACCAATGATGGAAAAGGGCGAGAATGATTGGACAACTGAAGCCGCTAGATGGTTTAATAGAAAAATATGTACAGATTTTCTATTCAAATGGAAAAGATTTCAATACATGGGTACTAATTCTCAAACTCATGGCCAACACGGAACAACTCACTCAGATTGTGCAGAAGAAGATGATTGGAACTTATCGTTTCTATATTATTATAACACATTCTGGAATCCTGCATGGGGTGGTGATTTAAGATTCTATGAACCCGATGTTTATCAAGCAGGTTTAGACGGTAGAGATGAACACATAGAAAAACATTCAATAGGCAGTGTCGAGTTTAAACCAAACAGACTATTGATGTTTGACGGAAGAATACCTCATGGTGCAGATGCACCAACTTCTAGAGCCAGATATGCAGATAGATGTTCTATAGTACTTAGAGGCGATGAGATAGAACTTATTGAAAAGGAAGAATTATATAATGCCAACGATAGATTTCACTACATTTAACGAAGAGAGTCTTAGAGACTTTAAACCAGTTTTAGCTAAATCTCTAGCACCCGAATGGTTTAAAAAGATGAAAGTCTTTCAACACGATAGGGGTAAGAGAATGCAAACTATTCGTGCTTGCCCTGCTATGGATGACTGGTTAAAATCTGGTTGGTTGATTCTTGCAAATAGAGACATGGAAGTTAATGTAGATGGTCCTTTTACATATACAAAAGATACTGAATTAGGCAAACAAGGCACGGCATCTCCTTCTCACCCATCAGCTCAGTTTGGTTATGCATTTAGTTATCTAGGTGAAGAAGGTCCAATCAAAGATGCATTTAAAATGAGAAGTGCCTGGAACATAATAACACCCAAAGGATACTCATGTTTTTACTTAGACCCATTTCTATTTCAAAACAATCACTTTGCTACATGGCAAGGTGTTATAGATACAGATGACTTTAATGTCAATCAAGACAATTCACAAATTATTTTTTATCCTAAAGTTAATCATTCGTTTATTATACCAAAAGGAACTCCTTTAGTTCAAATCATACCGTTCAAAAGAGAAGAGTGGGTGGCGACATATCAATTAAAAGATGAGAAGGCCTGGCACAACGACAGAGGCGAAAACAGACATCAAGATATGCCTGGAATGGATGAAATAAATAGAACTAAGTACAATAAACTTCAAGATGAGAATCCAAATCATATGGGTGCTTACAGAACTGAGGGTCATTGGAAAAGTAAAGGTAAAAACTTTAAAGAAATGGAACCACCACCAGAGTGTCCGTTTCATAAAGGAGATGTAGATGGCGATTAAATTATTCAGTCCAGCAGTAATAGTAGTGAGACGATGGTTAGACGAACCAGATGATAAAGTAGAAGGACTTACTCCTGAATATTTTGCACTATTGAAGAACGAAATGGATGCGATGAGAACAAGAGACCCACAAGGCAGAAAGAGGTCTAATGCTGGTAATGGTTGGCAGTCAAATGATGGTATAGATAATAATCCCATATTCAATAAGTTGATGAGAAACATTAAGAAGATGGCTCAAAACGAGTTGTTAGGATTCTGTGGATTTAAACCTGGCGAAGGTGAAATAGACCAACATAATGCTTGGGGAAACATAAACTACAAAAATGGATCCAATCAACCACATTTACATAATGGGTGTAGTTATTCTGGTGCTTGTTATATTCATGCAGAAGGTGATGAAGGTGATATTAGATTTATAGAGACATCAAAACATTTTGTGGGTATGCCTGTAAATACTCCTAGAATGGAAGAATCGTGGGCTGTAGCACCTAGAACAGGAGATATACTTTTGTTTCCTAGTGGATTGATGCATATGGTAGCAACAAACACGACAGATAAAGATAGATACAGTATTTCATTTAACATGGATATAAGAAGTGCAGACAATAGAGAAATTTTTATCGATGAGGATGAAGCAAGACAAGAGAAAATGGATAATATTTTCAAAACAGACCACTTTGGTAAGCTTATTCAGTAGCACATATTCATAAATAAGAGTATGGATATAGTCGTAGACCCACATTTACTTTGGAACATCGTTTTAACTGTTGTTGTAGTTCCTGTCGGATGGATGATTCGAGGAATCTTTGCTGAACAGAAAAGAATGGATATTCTAATTAACAAAACACGAGAAGAAATTGCCAAAGAGTATGTTACCAGAGAACAAATGGAACAGACATTTCAGCGTATTATAGACTCAATCGAGCGTATAGACGAAAAGATAGATAGACTTCAAACTAAAACTTTTTTCCAAGATTAGATTTCATATAAATAGTAGTATAAACAGGAAATACTACTATGGCAGCTCCAAACAGCAAAGCAACATTTAAAGAATACATCAAGAGGAAACTTGGTGCTCCAGTCTTGGAAATCAATATTGATGATGACCAATTTGACGATAGAATAGACGAGGCACTGCAATATTTCCATAACTACCATTACGATGGTACGATGAAAACTTATCTCAAACATCAAATGACTTCAGTTAAGAAAGTTGCAATGAAGACCAATGAGACTGAAACAGAATCAGCAGCTGGTACCCACGCATACGCAGACGAAGAATTTGCAATGCAACAAAACTACATAGTCTTACCAGAATCAGTTACGGCTGTAATGAACATATTTCCATTCAACGATAAGTCAGCACTTAATATGTGGGACATAAGATATCAGTTAAGACTAAATGACTTATACAGTATGAATGCTACTAATTTACTACATTACGAAAGTGTTCAACAACAGATTCAAACAATGAATCACATTCTTATCGGAAGAACACCAATCAATTACAATCAACATCAAAATAGATTATATCTTCATATGGATTCAAATATGATAAATGATAATGAGTGGTTGATTATCGAATGTTACAGAAAAATAGACCCAAATAACTTTACAGATGTATACAATGATATGTGGTTAAAGAAATATGCAACTGCATTATGTAAATATCAGTGGGGTGAAAACTTATCTAAGTTCTCTGGTATCGCACTGCCAGGTGGTGTAACACTAGACGGACAACAGATGAAACAAGAAGCTCAAGAAGAGATAACAAGACTCGAAGAAGAGTCAAGACTAAATCATGACATGTTACCTATGGATATGATTGGATAATTAAATTATGCCAACTAATGTATTTTTTAACCATGCAGTAAACTCTGAACAACATCTTTACGAAGATTTAGTTGTAGAGTCACTTAGATTCTATGGTCACGACTGCATGTATCTACCTCGACAAGTTATCGAAGAGGATAGTATACTCAATGAAGATGTTCAATCTAGATTTGGTGATGCATACGGTGTTGAGATGTACATCGAAAATACAGATGGATTCGAAGGCGAAGGAGACTTAATGTCTAAGTTTGGTCTACAGATAAGAGACCAGGCAACATTCGTAATATCATTAAGAACATGGGAAAGATTCATATCATTAGATTCAAACCTTGCAACATCATTTAGACCCAACGAAGGAGATTTAATTTACTTCCCTCTTAGTGGTTCAATGTTTGAGATAAAATTTGTAGAACATGAAGACCCATTCTATCAAGTAGGTAAACTATTTGTATTTAAGATGAGATGTGAACTATTCGAATATAGTCAAGAAGACTTTGACACTGGTGTTGGTGATATAGACCTCATAGAAGACGAACAGGCATACTCATTAAATATGACAATGAACAATGGAAATTCTCAAGACTATATTGCTAATGAGACACTTTCTCTTAGTGGTACAGTTGTTGCAGAAGTCGTATCTTGGAATCAACCAACAAGTAAACTACTTGCAAAAGATATCACAACAACACTACAAGTTGGCGATGTATTAAATGGTGCCAATGGTGCAACATTTACAATTGCATCTATTGACGATAGAATGACATTTAACAATGATGCAGCTGCTCAAAACTTAGACTTTGAGAATAAAGATTCATCATACTTAGACTTGAGTGAAACAAATCCATTCGGAGAACCATAATGTTCGGAACATATTTTTACAATGAAACTATAAAGAGATGCGTATCAGTCTTTGGTACAATGTTCAATAATATAGAGTTTAAGAAAGTTAAGGCAGACGGAACAATTCTATCTTCTCCTATGGTACCAATATCATATGGACCAAAACAGAAGTTCTTAGATAGAATATCAGAAGAAGCAAATCTGTCTGATAAGAATAGGAGTGCAATATCGTTGCCAAGGATGGCATTTGAACTTACAGGTTTTGAATACGATGTGCAAAGACAACAGAATAAACTCATAAGAGCTGTCAAACCCATCACCGAATCAAATGGCAAGAAAGGGTTTCAATACGCACCTGCACCATACAACTTGAATTTTACATTGTCTATTCTAACTAAGAACATGAACGATGCACTACAAATAGTAGAACAAATACTACCATATTTTCAACCAGAGTATACAGTCACAATGAAAATGGTTGATACAATGGCAGACCATAGAGATGTGCCTATAGTTTTAAACTCTGTATCATTTCAAGACGATTATGAAGGTTCTTTTGAAGATAGAAGAGTCATAGAGTATACTTTAGACTTCACAATGAAGACATACTTCTTTGGTCCTATCTATACTGGTAACATCATTAAGAATGTTGTTGAAAGAACTTACATTGGCGACAACTCTAATACATTCTCATCATCAACAATAGGTGCCTCAGGATTAGTCAAAGAGGTTAAACACTATGAACCTGCATTTGCAGAGTCATCTAATGCAGTAAGTAACAGTACGACAGTCACCTTTCCTACTGCAATAAATACTAGTATATCGGTAGGAGATGAAGTATTCGGAACTAATCTCACAACAAATCCAACAATATCGAGTATTGCAGGAAACAAAGAATCTATAGTACTAAGTGCAGCTGTCAACATGAATAAGGCTGTCAACAAGTTAAAGTTTGTGGGTTCAGTTGATGCAGACGACACATTTGTTGTTGCAGAGAATGTCAAATTCTATGACGATGGTGTTAAAGATGATTACAGTGAAGAAGACAATAGTTAAGTATGAATGAAATAGATGAAACATTAGATGGCCTTCTAAATATAGAATCGGAAATCAAGCAAGAAACAAAAGTAGTTAAACTTCCGTCTCGACATGAGAACATGGAAACAGACTACAAGTACGCTAGAGAAAATCTTTATGGACTCGTAGAAAGAGGACAAGATGCAATCGAAGGCATACTACAATTATCAAAAGAAACAGAACACCCTCGTGCATATGAAGTTGCAGGTCAGTTAATCAAAACAGTGGGTGAAACAGCAGAGAAACTTATAGATTTACAGAGTAAATTGAAGAAGTTAGAAGGCGAAGAACAACAGAAAATAGGACAACAACACAATCATTTGTATGTTGGGTCAACTTCTGAATTACAAAAGTTTCTTAAAAAGAACAAAGACTAAAATATGGTTCAAGCGAAGAACGAAGGTTACTTAGGTAACAATTTAATCAAAAGGGCAGGTACAGAAACTAAGTACACCCAAGAACAGATAGCAGAATATCAGAAATGTTCTTCGGATCCTTGTCACTTTATTGAAAACTATACTCAAATTATATCACTAGACGAAGGTTTAGTGCCATTTAAACTTCGTGGTTATCAAGATAAACTTATAAATCACTTCAATAGTAATAGATTTAATGTAGTTCTTGCAGCCAGACAGAGTGGTAAATCAATAACATCGTGTGCATACTTACTATGGTACATATTGTTCACTCCAGAAGTCACCGTTGCTGTTCTGGCGAACAAAGGTGCGATTGCCAGAGAGATGGTGTCTCGTATTGTAACCATGCTGGAGACCGTTCCCTTCTTCTTACAGCCGGGTGTTAAAATACTAAACAAAGGTAATATAGAGTTTGGAAATGATAGTAAACTAGTCGCAGCCGCAACATCTTCAAGTTCTATTCGTGGTATGTCTATTAACATGCTATATCTAGATGAGTTCGCATTCGTAGAAGATGCAGAGACATTCTATACTGCAACATATCCAGTGGTAACATCGGGTAAAGACTCTAAGGTTATCATCACCTCGACTGCGAACGGTGTTGGTAATATGTTTCATAAAATATATGAAAGTGCAATACATGACCAATCAGAGTATAAGTCATTTACTATTGGTTGGCAAGATGTACCAGGTCGTGACGAGGCATGGAAGAAACAGACTATTGCAAACACTTCAGAAGCGCAGTTCGAACAAGAGTATGGTAACTCATTTTTAGGAACAGGTAATACTCTTATCAATGCAGACACCCTATTGGGTATGAGAGCTGTAGACGGTGAATGGCAAAAAGATGGTCTAACAGTATACGATAGACCAGTAGAGGGTCATAACTATGTAGTTACAGTCGATGTATCACAAGGAAGAGGGTTTGACTACTCTACTTTTAGTATCTTCGATGTTTCTCAGAGACCATTTAAACAAGTTTGTACTTATAGAGATAACATGGTTAGCCCCATGCTGTTTCCGGATTTAATAAATAAGTACTGTAGTAGATACAATGAGGCTCTAGTTATTATAGAAAATAATGCAGAAGGTTCAATGGTCGCTACACAATTGCATTATGATGTAGAATATCCAAATGTTTTCGTTCAAGGAATGACACATGCAAAAGATATCGGCATTACAATGTCTAGAAAAATTAAGAGAGTTGGATGTTCCACTCTCAAAGAACTATTAGAAGAGAACAGACTAGTTGTAGTAGATAGACCGACAATAACAGAGTTAATGACTTTTGTTAATAAAGGGTCGTCTTTTGAGGCAGATAGAGGTTATCATGATGATATGGTAATGAATTGTGTATTATTTGCATGGTTTGTTACTACAGAATTCTTTACGCATTTAACAGATACCGCTGTAAAGGACTTATTATACTCAGAACAACAGAAGATGATTGAGGATGATATGTTACCAGCAGGGGTATTCGGTGATAACTATGGTGCTGAAATGATTGTTGACTCGTCAGGACAGGCATGGTCTGTTGCAGAACAAGAAAAACCTCAAGAAGAGTTCTTAGATAATATAAATATATAAATAAAAGTGTAAACAACTTTTACAATGTAACAATACATTAACAGGAGAAAAGTATGGCATTTCAAGTTTCACCAGGCGTTCAAGTCAAAGAGATTGACTTATCGAATGTTGTTCCGGCAGTATCCTCAACAAGAGGTGCTTTTGCTGGCGTATTCCAATGGGGACCTGTTGATGAAGTAAAAACAGTTTCAGATGGACAACAACTAGTTGAAGAATTCTACAAACCAGCAGACACAAACGCATCTGTTGAAGACTTCTACACTGCCGAGTCTTTCCTGAGATATGGTTCTTCATTATCAGTAGTTAGAATATCTAACACTGGTTTATTCAACGCAAACCAAGCAGGAAACTCAGCAACATTATTAAAACATTCAGATGACTATGTGAACACCTATAAATCAGGCGCTCTACATGGTACAGTAGGAAAATGGGTGGCAAGATACGCAGGCGCTTTAGGTAACTCACTTAAAGTTTCAATGTGTGCTTCGTCCAACGCATATTTCAATGACGCTGTAACTGCTGTCAACCTTTCGAATGGATACGCAGTTGGTTCTACTTCAGTAGT